CGTATCTGCATCTATAGTAGTAAGTAAAGCTTCGTTTGCTGCGTGGTCTACGTTAGCCGCAGTTAACAATACTTCAATAGCTGCTGCATCAGTTTCAATAGCTGTTAGTGTAGTTTCTAATGTGTCTAGCTTAGTATTACTAGATGTGATTAAAGTTTCTACTCCGTCTACGTGTCCAATAATAGTAGCTTGATTTGCTGCTGTTGCTCCACCAGAAGGCAAAGCAGATGATACTATGTCTACTTGCGTATGTCCAGCTGCATCAACTAGGGGAACGGTACTTGTACCAGACCCATCGGCTGCTGTATTAGCGTATATAGTTACACTGTCATTAGCTTTATCTAAAGCAACGTCTATAGCAACATCGCCACCTTCAGTAGTTAAAGTTACGTTATCTATATCTACATTTAACGCATCTTCACCTGAGTTTAAAACTTTATTTAAAACTTCATTGGTTTGATATTTTCTTACATCTGCCATATTAAATCCTTTTACGTAAAGTCAGCCATCAAGACTCTTCTTGGGCCACCTGTTTTGTCTCGTTTTTGCATACCGTTTCTTTTAACTGACTCATTGTATTTGCCTTCATGTATATTTGCTAGATTTAAACTTACACTAGCAGCATTTCCATCATTTGTCGTACCCGCTTTGTCTTGATATAATCTAGCTTTTACATAATCTACAATGGCACTATGAAATACATTATCCACATCGGGTATATCCGTAATTGCAGATACTGCATTTGGCTCTGCGTAGTAATGCAGTAGCAATCCGTTTGTTACTGCTTCGTTAATAGGTTTATACTGTCCGTACTTACTATGATACGAACCTTCCGTATTCCCTTTTAAAGTAACTAGGCCTAAATGATTCCCTTTAATAAACCATGCTATATAATCTTCAGGGTAATTGTATGTGCTTGCCATTAGTCTATATCCATTGTTGGTATTTCGTTTTCTAAAAGTCTTGGTATCTTTACATAGACTCCTTTGGAATCCATAAAATCAACCCTAAACACTTTGTTTATTTCTACACCAGAATTAGTATCACTTAGTGTATACCATTGCTGGTCTGCTACCGTAGATGTTTTAGCGTATTCTACTTTCGTATTATACTTTCCCATTTCTACAATAGCCTCATTAATCAAATTCATAATATACGCTTCAGGGGCGTTTGGAAAAGCTTGTCTTACTCTTGATATAATTTTTTTAACAGTTAATGAATGTACAGCCATTAATCAGAATCCTTTCCAAGCAATCCTATTTGCTCATAGTTCTTTGTTTCGTCTTCCCAATTACTGTCTATTGTTTTCCATGAACCAAGTAAATTAAAACTAGGCGTTGTGTTTAAGACGACAAGCGTAGAACTAGGAGCGTTATTTAGCGAGACCAATGTCATGGTAGGCGTTGTATTCAATGTTACATTACTAAATGCCATTATCCACCCCTCATAAGCTGAATACCTCTATCGTAATCAGATTGCAATTTTGTTTGTTGACCTTGATACCAATTATACTCTGTTGTATCTACCGCTAACCTAGACTGCACTTCGCTTGCATATCCTTGAGCAGATGCTAAGTATGTTTGAGCAGCTTGAGCATATGCACTAGCTGAAGCAAAATATCCATTCCACACTTGCGCCTTTGCAGATGTCCAAGTTCCTCTTGCTTGAACTTCATTGGCAAATCCCTGAGCTTGAGATAAAGCTCCTTGAAGTATAGAGGTCCATTCAGATAGATGTGCGTTTGCCCTTTGTATTTCTGTCTGTGCAATGTTTAAAGATGAGCCAACTAATTCTATGTCTTCCGCTGCCTGAGCTCCAAAAGCATCTGTTGTGGATGAGGGTTGATTGCCATTAATAATATCTGATACTTGGTCTAAAGCATTTTTTACTCTTGTTAATTGAGACGATGCAGTAGTAAAGGTATCTTCATCATTAAAACTATGAGTATTGATTTGACCTAATGCAGTTGTAATCGCGTCTGCTGCTGTTTTAAGCTCAGAACTGCTACTGTCAGTATCTCCTGCTGACTCTGTTACTTCGGCAACACCTAAAACAATATTAGCTACCATTTTACCAGCGTCTTCTATTTCATCTTCTGCATTTACTACAGAAGCTTCTAGCGCTGTAAGTGCTCCTGTTATATCTGTATTGCCATGCTTATTATTCATAAGCTGTTGTAACGCTTTTATTGCAGCGTACAAAGTAACTAAATATTCGTATTCATCTGGAAAGTTTGTAATAGTAGATATGCCATCAGCATTTAAAGGAGACCCTTGATTGTAAACTGGCACTCCAACCATTTTAATAGTTCCGCTATTAGGAAAAACATTTATTTTCCCATCTTGTGTATAATAAGCTGGGTCTGATGCAGTAGCAAATTCCATGTCAGAAGAGTCCTGAACCCTACCTCTTTTGTATGCTGGGACACGTCTACAGGGCTGGTCATCTAAGAGGACGTAGAGTATTTTATGAGTTTCAGATGAGGTGCTACCATCAGAGACCGAGACTTCATCCGCTACTCTTTCCATTACAGAGCGAGGCATAGCATTGATAACCTCATTAGCTCCCTCTGTAATAAAAGAATCTAAAGCAGTCTCGTCACTAAACGCCCCTACTAAGTCTACTATTTGAGCACTAAATGTTGCCATCTAATACACCACCTTTTGATTTGATATCATCACCAATAGTTGTCTCTTTAAAATTAATTAAATCCTTACGGATTGCAGTTGCAAAGTTAGAATCTCTAACTATTACACTAGGGTTATATAATGGTTTACTTGCTCTTTTTCCACAAGAACGACAGTAAAACCATCTACCCTTATTGTCAGCTTCGCAATGCTGACAAGTCATTATGCTCCACCAACAACAAGCGTCATTACTCTATCACCTGCTAAGGTAGCGTGTGTAATAGATAGAACTTTATTGTTTGTAGAATCTAATGACTCAATAAAATCTTTTATGTCTCTAGCCATTGTTCCCACAGCTCCAGTTTCGATACCGGGATTTCCTGCGTGTATAAACACCTTGACTTTTACGTTGTCATAATCGGCCATTCTATTCCTCTTTAATTTTTATTTTATGGATTTTCGGGGCTAAACCTTTATACGAATAGCCCCACAGAAATCCAATCTGTTGTCTTTATATATTCAGACTATGAAGTAGTAACTGCGTCATCTATTCCAGACATACATTCTGCTACGTATTCACCACCGGTAAACATTATATTAATGTAATCACCTTTTTGTGCTGAAGTACCAACTATAACATTAGATACCTGAGTACCTATTGTAGAGTTTGAAGCATTTCCGCCTGCATCTTTCATTACCATACTAACAATAGCACTGCCAGCAGCGATTGTAATAGCGCCAGTTGGTGTCTCTTCTTCTACAATAAACTTGTAGTGACATCCATCAACGCCAGTTGCAGCTGTTGGAAGTGTAATGCTGTATGCACCATCAGCAGAACTGAGCATGAAAACTTTTCCACTGTCAGCTTCTGTTAGGGTACGTGCTACGGTAATAGGTTCTATCTTTTGTAGAAATCCGCCTTTACCACTGTTCTTTTCTCTTGTTGCCGCTCTCATTATTCATTACCTCCTATATTAAGGTGCTGTGTAAGCAGATTCGAAGTTAAACAAAGCGTGTGCTTCAGGTAGAGATACTTCAAGACCAGCTTCTGTAAGAACCATGTCTTTACGCAAATCTTCATCTGCACTTTGTACGTTTGTCATAATATGCGTGTCTCTGTTTACGCCGTTACCAACTAGAGGTCTATAAGCAACTTGGTCTAAGTCTACCATGCACATAAATCCAGCTGCAAAGCCTCTGAATAATGGCTCTTTAACTAGAGTTAAATCACCGTGAATGGTTTCAACCTTCATAACTTTATGCCCATAGCTTCCGCTTTCTTGCGCCATCAAAGGATGTGCAGCAGAGTATGCACTAGATAAGAATGTTGAAGAACTTGCTAGCTTGTTAAAGAAAGTAATAACTGGCATTGAACATAGAGCAAGTTTTGCACCTGAACCACCGCGAGCAGGGTCAAATACAACTTCTAAGTCAGCAAGTAAAGCGTCATATGTGAACTGGTCATCAGCTCTTGTTGAGAAGTAACCTTTGTCTTCAGTGTATGATAACTGTGCGTTATCTTTAATCTGAGACTGTGAGTTTTTCACAATACTTCCTACAATACCGTCTGAGTATCCAATACCATTAACACTTCCGCCTTGACCGAAGAGCATAGCTCTTTCGATATCTACTTTATGTTCTCTGAGTTTTAGATTCCAAATTCTATCAAACTCACTAGCGTAACCGCGATAAACAGTAGCTCTTGCTGAATTAGTTAATTCGCAAGATGTTTTGAATATTTGTGTATACCCAATACCATTGTCGAGTTCGCGAGAAAATGAGTCAGGAGAACCTGAACCTTCTTCAAAAGCACTTCCAATAACAGTACACGATGTTTGGTCAGCAGCACCGGTAGTTGAATCTGTTGCAGCAGAAATAGTACGACCTGTAAAGGTTGTTGCACTACCAGTATCAACTGGTGAGCTTTCAATGCGTACAATCGCTGTTTCTGGTTCTTTAGTTGATGCGTTTGTTTCACCAACAGCAAATACCATGCCTTTGATTAAAAAGTCTACTGATGCCTCACCATCTGTTTCTACTGTGTAGGTAAGTGTACTACCAGCAGCAGGAACAGTGTGAGCAGCTGCAAGACGAAAACTTCTATCAGTCATATCAATCTTGTTTCTATCTTTCAGCCATCTGAACTGAGGGTCATCCGTTGGAACTTTGGCTACCTTGGACAAATAAACAAAAAACGGTGATTCTTCTGGAGCGAGGTCTGCTACTCTATCACTAAAGTTAAACAGTCGCCTCGAAGGAATCGTGCTGTCTATTACTGCACCGGGGTCTCCAACCTTCAAAGGATGAGGATTATTATATGTTGACATTATATAATTCCTTCCATGAATTAGTTAATTAAAGTACGCTATTCCGACTTCCCGCTTTTACGACACCTTCCCAAGCTTTGTCTACTCCAGATTTAGGGGAACTAGGAGCTCCACCTTGAAGTACACCAGCCGTTCTAGGCTGTTCTTGAGCTTGTCGTACAGCTTGAGCAGTCTCAGGTCCGTTTCCTTTATTTTTAACGTCCCGAAATAGCTTCACCAGATTCGATAATCCAACAGACTCTTTAGGTTGTGTAACAAATCCCATAAACTCTTGAACATCATTGTTCGAAAATTTGTAGGTATTACGTAACTCATTAACAGTATTGTTGTATGTTATCTCCTCTTGCATTTGTTGTTTTTGTTGCGCCATCGCATTGTCTACTACATCTTTGGCAAGCTGCATATCTTGATTTAGCCTGAACTTAAAAGATGGTGACTCTGGACTGTAAAACGCATCCCAAGGGTTAAAATCTTCTGGTTTTAAACCTTCTTGATTGACTTGCTGTGGTTGTGCAGGTTGATTCATATTTTCCTGTAAGACATTAACGAGGTCTGGTCGGTTTTCTAATAGCTCACCTAGTGGCTCTAGTCTTTTAAGCTTATCAACTTCAGACTGTGACTTATCGTACATTGACTGAAATTTCTTAGCTTCTACCTCCCACTCATTTAATGGGACCGTTTCGCTTTCAACATTTTGTTCGGGAGCAGAATAATCTACTTCATCTATAGCGTCAACTTGTGGTTGCGCTTCTACTCCACCTAACTCATTGTCGTAAGCTGCATTGGTTTCTTCTCTTACTTCTGATATTATATCATTACCTTTGTTTGCTAAACCATCAGCGGTTTGCATGGCCTCTGTCTGTGTATTGTCCATTGTATTTCCTTAATAGATGTCTCTACGCTTCCGGAGCAGAACTAGCATCTTTTCTAACATTTGCTAATTTCTCGGCTTCGAGCTTCACCTTTGTTTGTAGGTTGTTTAATTGAACTCTCCTATCAGCTTTGGCGTCTGAAGCAACATCTTGTAGTCGAGATTTAAATTTCTCAACCTCGACACGTTTTCTGTCGCTAACAGACTCCCTTTGGGCAGTCTGGAGGTCTCCCTCCAAATTCTTTATTTGTTCTTCCATTGCCTGTATTTGTCTCTGTAATAATGCTTTTTCTTCAGTGCGTCGCATAATACTCTCCTTGTCAAATATCTCTGGATTCTTTTTTAATACTTCTGTTTTATCAACAATACCCATACGAAACGCTTCCATATACACCCCAAGCTCTGCCCATTTATTTGTTGGTAAAGTAGAACCCGGTTCTATTCGTATATCGTGCTGTGATAAATTATGTCTTTCTTTTTTAATGTCAAGCATCGTACCAATTTTTTCATCGTACATATTTACAGTTGCTTCTGTTATATCGTTATTAGCATTAAACAATCTAAATATTTTTTTGTAGGTATAATGCCCTTTAGATAGATTGTACAGTATTTGACCAACTCTATTAATACTAAATTCTAAGTCACGTAGCTTTGACTTAGGCCTTTCAGTTCCAAGCGCTATCATTCGCTCTGTACCGGCTACTGTCTCGGGGGCTTTTTCTGAAAAACCGTGAAACATTTCAGGCAGGCCAAATGTAAAGTCTATATAAAACTCACATTGCTGTATTAACCTGTAAAACTCACCTGCTAATGGTTGGGGCGCTGGAAAGTGTGGTTCACCTTGTGTTGAGTCAACTTCAATAACTGCATTGGGATTAGCCCAATCTCTTTCTAGTTGCCCTAAATCCTCTACGCTTCCAAGCGGTACAAGTAGCTTAAGCCCACCAGATGCTTGAGCATGGGAAACAGCAAGTGACCATAGCTTATTAAGAAGACGTTGCATTGGTCTAGCACGCGATACATCTGACTGTGGATATGGTGTTTCTGTAAATATATTTGGGAAAGGTATGATTGGATAATGGTCCGAATTAAGGATTGTTTCATATAATACTATTTGACCAATACTTGCACATACTTTAATTCTTGTCTGCTTAACAGGTATTACTTCGTACTGATTAACTTCTATTTGCTCTCTGTTATTCTCAACAAACTCTGCATACTCTGGCTCACTAAGTACGGTCTCTTCTCCACTTTGCATATCAATTATGCGATAAAAAGTAACCTTTGTCTTATAAAATCTTTCTAATATTTGATATTTGTTTCTTTCGTAATACTCCAAATCTTTTGTTTCTGCCGGAGTAAACACTTTTTTACTATTACTATTCATAGCATCTGGATAATCTTCTTCAAGATATGTTTCAAGGTCTTGGATTATTCCAGTTTCCATTTCGCCAGTTTCTTCGTTTTCTTGCTCTGCTAATTCTGGGTAGAGGCTAGTAACCTGTTCACCTGTAAGTATAGTAGAAAGGATAATGCTCTCAGCATCATCGTACCATCGGTTGCGTGTATTAGGGGAAACATAGACCCTGAAAGGATTTACATATGTGAACTTTACGTCGCCTCTACCGAAGTCTGACTCGGGGTCGACATAACAATACAGGTAACCCATACCTGTAGTTGCGTAATCATGTATTGCTTGTTTTAACTGCCAGTCACCATTTGATTGACCCCATATAAAACCCATAATAGTTCTCCATAACGAAGCGACTTTTACGTCTGAATCTTCTCTGGGAGTTATTGTAAAGGCTGGTGAACGTGAAGTTAATACTGCTTTAAATTTTTCGATAGCAGGTCCAATTCTGTCCATTGGAACATCTGCTTGATTGCGTGATTGTAACTCATCCACCTCATCAGAAGTGTAGTGATTACCATGATAAAAATCTATATCATAACGAGATTCAGTATCCCAAGTTTGCCTAGCATCTCTATAACGCCTATATAGTTCTTGGTTATAGTCTGCTCGTTTATCTTTTTCTAATACCATTAATT